ATACTGGGTTGAATTGATATTTTGAATTGTCTGCAGCTCCGTGGCTATCGCTTCAAGCCTTGTAAGAGAAGAGATGAGGGCGCGGTTAAGCGCGTCGATTTGATTCTGCTGCATTGACATAAGGTCATATGAGAGAGCCAAATATAGACGCGCTGCCGCTTTAGCCTCCGGATTTATCGCTGTGTCTGCCGTCCAGTCATGCCCGGTGGCACCGTTGACATACGAGTCTACCTGTGGCAGAACATCTAAAAGCCTTTCAGCTGTGCTGTCTTCCCCCACTACACGTGCGGCTTCGTCAGCCGTTAAAATATTTGCCACAAATCAGCCCTCCTTCTAGCCTACGATTGCGTCAAGTGCGGTTACTGCGCCGTCATCAGTTTGCTTGCAGTCAGCACGCATAATGCCGCGCACCATAGTGGTGTTGTTTTCAAAGGCTCCTGCGCCGATATTAGTCGATACCATTTCAAGACCGGAACGGGCAAACAGCGTGATGGCTTCTCTCGCATCACCGATGATGATTCTGCTGTGAGTTTTAGGAGTAGTTTCCGTTCCAATGGTGGATGGGAGCAGACGGTTTGCCATCAGAGCAACCGGGCGGCCTTTAACCAAATACTTAGCTGCATTTGTCGGGTCGGGCTGTAAGAGAGGACGATTTTGAGAATCTTTGATCTGGTCAAGGAAATCGAACCCATCCTGATTCACAAAGATAGTCGCATTAACAGAAATATCAGGGTCGAGAGTAACATTCAGCGCATGTTTGATTGCGTCAAGTCCGGTCTTGTTGTTCGTGACATCAATTGCTCCGGCGGATAAGGCGTTCAAGATGGCAAGAATGAAGCTGTTATTGGTCAGCACGACGTGTTTGCCAAACCATTTTGACAGATAGGCCATGAGGTTTACCGGAGAATCTTCCATCAAGTCATTTGCAACAGGAAGAAGCCCGCCATAATCCTTAACCTGATATTCAATTTTTGTAAAAGCGGGCTGCTCAGCTGCAGGAACAGGAGCGTTGTTAGCAAAAGTGGTAAACGGGGCTGATGCAACTGCCTTTTCAATTGCTCTCCAACCGCTGAAAGCCTGTACATTTTCGACGTTTACAAATTGTGAGAGGTCAAGGAATTGTCGCTGTCTCTCAATAATCATGTTGTTAAAGTCGACAGGAAGCAAGAACCCACCATCTGCACCTGCCGGAGTACCGCCGGTTTCAGTAAGTGCTTTTGTAAGAATTTCCATACCCTGAGGGATACCAGACTTTTTAAAATCTTTCAAGGTCATATTGCATGAAAGAGCCTTGCAAAATGCATTGGTGTACTCGTTGGATTTGAGGATGTTAGTGTCTTTTGCGTCTGCAGCTTTTTGACGGTCGTCAACAGGAACAAAGTTCTTTGCATGATCGTCACCTTGTGCAGCATCAGTCATAGAAAGATACATTTCTTGCGCATCTTTGGCTTTCTTTGTGAGAATGTCAAGGTCTGATTTCATGGTGAAACCTTTTTCAGTGTCACCTGCGTCAAACAGCTTTTGAATTTCCACCGCTTTTGCTTTTTTGTTGGTTTCGGCTTCGACTGCCGCGTCGTAGAATTTTTTAAGATTAATCATGTGTTGTGCCTCCTGCGATAAATTTAATTTGGGATTTAAAAGCTTTTACATCGTCGGAGTCCTCCGGCTGTTCGGGTGTGGTATCTTCCGGATCGTCCTCCGGTGGAATATCTTCTGGCCACTCGCCAACGAGATCGTCCTCAATGGCTCTAGCCTGCGTAATACAGTCCATTGCCTTGTCTCTCAGCTTGCGGGCGGCTGCAAGTTTCTTGATGGTATCCGCCGATAAGGCGCGCCCATCTTTGAAGCTCTTTGTTACACCGGCGGCAGGCTGTGCAGGAACGGCAACGAGCGAAAACTCATAAGCATCCGTTACGCCTTCAAGAATTGTAAAACAAAGCTTTTCAGCTCCGTTTGTCGTATAGGTGCGACCTTTACAATGCGGACAGTCACAAGAATAATACTCATTTCCACAAATAGAGCACGTGTCTTTCTGATTTCGGAACGCTACACTGCCCTCTTTGAGAATTCCGCCATCAAGAGCCGAGATCGTATCAGCATTTGATGGCAAATTGAGCATGTATGCCATTGCGACCAGCCGCATATACGGTTGGTTAAGACTGTTAAGCTTTCCTTGTACAGTTTCAACCTCTGCTTTATAAACACGGACTAATTGGTTTTTCGCGCTGTGTGCATGGTCGAACATAACTGTTTTGCCAACAAAAAGCGCCGACATCGTATTTAGCGATTCCAGCGTGAACTGATCATATTGGCGGTCAACCTCATTGTCACACAAGGTTAACTTCATGGTGTACACTTGGCCGGCCACGAGCGGTGTCCGAGTGTACTGATTAATCAGAGCCAGATCATCCGGCTCCGCCTGCCCTACTGACTTAATCTGTGCTGATTTACTTTCCTGCTGAGCTTTGACTTTGTTCGTTGTTGCCACCTCCTTGATTTAGTGTCGTTGGATTCTGAGAGAAATATGGATTATCGACTGGCGAATAGTTACGGGACATCCAGAATTTTTCTCCCTGATCGTATCCACTTAGGTCTTCATCTTCACGGGCTTCATTCGGATTATTAACACCCATACCGACATTTTTTACATTAACATCGGCGCGGGCAACTGCATCAGTTTGAAGCAGCGCCTTGCGGTAGAATTTGAAATATTTGGTATCTTGATCGTCTTCCGGCAACCACTTTGTACGCGCGGCCTGTTCAATCTGGACAAGATACGGGTCAAGCGTACTGCCAAGGTAATCAAGGTTGTTTTGCTCGTTGCTGGAATAGGACTGTTTTCCCATGTTTACCTTGTTGAGCGGAACACCAAAAAAGTTGCAAATTTCCACATCGGTTGCGGCAATGCCCTGCAAAAACTGAATATCAATTGGCTTCATGGTAATCGGTTCAAACTTTGCAACCTTGTTGTCGATAATTGCAAGGCGATAGGCATTTTGGCTACCGCCCATACGGTTTTCAAATTCCGACCTCATCTTGTCTTTTGCTTCTGGATTGAGTTCTCCGTTAACCGTCATGATCCCGGCAGGATTAAGCCCTTGCTTGTAGATATTCCCCTGCGTTTCATAAGCGCCAAGCTGACGACCTATACTTTCGCGGGCAAACTCTATCACCGAACGTCCATACACTCCATCGAGGCTGTTCAGAAGCAGCGGGAGAACTTCCACATCAGGTAGATAGGCAATCTCTCCGTTATTGAACGCCGTTCGATACCACAAATTACCGATTTCATCGTAGTAAGGCAGGGTGCTATCTCCGCGCAGAATAAACATTTCAGGGCGATTGCCTCCCTGCGGAATCGGCTTCCAAATAAATGACATCCCCCAACCGAGCAGCCACTCAATGAGCGACTTTTTGAAAATGAACGGTGACATATAGCGATTAGGGGAAACTTCGAGCAGCCACGCTATGTTCTGAACCGTTGCGTCCGGCATAATGCGATCAATTTGAAACCGCTTTGGGCTGTCGTAGGTATAGAGCGGAATCTTTGCCACATCATCGGAAAGAACATTAATGCATCGGTACGCTGTGGCTACATTTTTCGCTGTTTCAATTGATACCGTCTTGCCCGCCGACGAATTCCACCCGCCGAAAACGTCACCCATCTGATACATTGGAGATAATCCGGGCGGCATACGGGCAAGCATTGAGGATAAAATCAAATTGCATCACTTCCTTTTCTGAAATTTGCTGATAATCTGCTGTGCAATCGGGCTTTTCAGCCATTCCCCCGCAAAAAACGCAGCAATAAAAAATGCAACTCCGAGAATGTAAGTTCCCAAAATTGCATTTAAAAGATATGACGCTGTTATGATAGCCACAAGGCCCAGTAGAAGAAGGATATCATCGAGATAGGGAATTAATAGTTTCATGTAAGCCCTCCCTAAAATCCAAAATCATCAGATAAAATCTTTTCGCTTAAATCCTGCGGTGCATCATCAAATGCCACTGTACGAGCCAATGTGTTGATTGCCGCCGCAAGTAAATCAATCCGCTGTGAATCGTCTTTATTCTTTTTACTCAACCGAATGTTTTCATTTGTATCGCTGTACTGATAAGCGTTTGACACGCACCAATCAAGGCACTCATTTTTCTCATGAATTAATTTGCCTTGGATCACCATTTCACGGAACATTTTTGTCGGTTCTGAAAGAGTCATAATGTTCTGGCGAACTTCCGCAACTTTGTAGTCCTCTTTTTCAAGAGTATTTTCAAGTTGTGTTGCAAGAGCGCCGTCTAAATCCCATTCGATAACTTTCAAACCACTGTCAAGTTCTTCATCATGGACGTGCTGAATCATGTAATCATAGTCAACGACTTCGCCCTCTGTGGCGGTACAATAACCATTACCAATCCAATCTTTATACGGCACTCGATCAGAATGTTCATGCTTTGTAATCGCCGCTTCTGGAATAAAGCCCTGTGCTTTCAGTGCATATCTGCCATCGTTCAAGCGGAATAAAAAGGCTTGCCCGGTTAAATCTATACGCTTTGATAAGTCACCGCCTACAAGGCAAGACAAGCCCTTAGTGAGTGTTTCAAATTCTTCCTTTGACACCTCTGAGTCATGCCACTTATCCATGCAGCCGTCCATATATTTATCGGTGCTGCCCTCTTGCCATAAGTCGCAACGCTTAATCAAGTATTCGCGAATTTTAGCAGGGTCGCCAGAGCCATACGCAAGATCATGTTCCGATTTGATTTCAGTGAGGAGAATTTCGCTGTATTCGGTTGGCTCCTGGAGCATTGGGTTTGCTTTAGGGAGCAAACTAAAATCATGCGGATTATCTCCTTTATCAAGTTGACGTATAATAACAAAATAGTCCTCTTGAACTATTTGCCCGTTGAGGATTTTACAGCATATATCGTATTCTTTTTTACATGGACTGTTTTCAGAATTGTTGCCCGCTGTGGTGATTATGTACATCAAGCATTGCGCACGTTTACCCATTGAAGATTGTCCAACTTCATACATTGCGGATGTTTTATGTTCGTGGTATTCATCAATAATAAAAATGCATGGAGCCGCACCGTTTTTGTTTTCCGTGTCTTTTGAGAATGGAACCATCTCGCCGGCGCGGGTCTTATGCTCAATCGAATATTTCAGAAACTTTAAGCGCTTTGTTATATCGGGGCTAGCCTTGCCCATAACTTTAGCTGCATCCCAAACCTTGCGTGCCTGTGTTCGGTCTACCGCTGCGCAGTCAATTTCTGGCATAAGTTCATATTCACGTAGTTCAGGATGTTCAGGAAGATATACACAATCGGCACACATTCCGTAAAGGCCTACTCCGGACAGCTTAACCGATTTTGCATTTCCACGTCCTTCCATGTCGAACGCCTTTTTAAAGCGCCGGCGGCCAGTGCCCTTATGAACCCAACCGAAGACGCAGCCAAGGTCAAACTTCTGCGCAGTATTAAGTTTAATTAATTGCCCTGATAAGACTCCGCGTGGATGTCGGCAGCAACGTTCAAACCAATCAAATATACGATCAGCTCTACTTTCATCAAATATATAGGGGAAATCATCAGCGCCTTGCCGTTGTAAGTCTTTTAAGTGGCGTTCACATGCTTTCCACTCCCATTCACATACTGGACCGCGCAATCTGCTCACAACTTCAACCGCATATCGTGTGGTCGGATGCAGGCTGTCCAAATCTTTCACCATCGCACTTGTATCAATCAAACATTTTTGCATTTGGATCCTCTGTTTCTTTATCCGGCTGATTCGGTATCGCCCCGGCACGTGCTCTTGGTGTCATATAGAGAGCGAGTGCCATTTGGTTGAGCGTCTTTGTTTTTGATTCCACACGTCCCTCTATTTTTAAAAGCGTATCAGTCCATCCCAGTTGATCGGTGTCGCAATACCATGCATTACGAACTTTATAAAGCAAATCAATATCATACTTTTCAATGCAGTATCTTTCAAGCATACCAGTATCAAGTGCATTCAAAAGATCTGTTCCGTCGTATAATTTTAACGTTTCTTTCCAAATACGATAATAATTTACGTTGTTTTTGATATTGTTTGGCGGCTTTAATTTCACCCGTGGTGTGACGCTTGCTTTGGCTTTTTGTTTTTTATCTTTTTCAGCTTTTGTTAGATGCTTACTGGAAAATTCAACATTTATCGGTGCTGGCAAGTTGGTCACTTCCTTTCTAAAATTTGGGTAGGTTTAGGATTCGCGCATTGGGAATTTTCCGCACGGGCGAGGCCATTGCGCTCTCCAAATGACAAGTCTAAAACATTATTTGGTGGGGGCTATGTCGCATGTGCACTGGATTTCAGTCTCAAACGGTAACTCACAACCACATCCCACGTAATTACCAAATGTCTGTATGATAGACCATAGTTGATCTTCGTAGTAGCCATCCTCATTAAGTGTCTAGGACTTTGCCGTTTCTACCTTGTATCTCTCTACTCAACTGCTCATGCTGTTTCCTTAATGTGTCGATTCCGAATGGTGTGAGCTTAATCTTTACACAATCATTAATGTTCATGTCCGAATCCTCCGTCTTCAGTTGCAGTCTTTACATCATGGCAGTGCTTGCATAGCCCTTGCCAGTTACTTACTAACCAGAACAGAATAGCATTGCCTTTGTGCGGCTTGATATGATCCACTACAGTAGCAGGAGTGTAGGCACCTTGCTTCATACACTCTGCACACCAAGGATGTTCTGCCAAGTACGCCTTGCTTGCTCTCTGCCACTTGTGATCATAAAGTGCCTGCCTTGACTTATCCCTCTGCCATCCTGTTCCTTGATGCCGTTCACATAGCCCGTTATCAGTGGCAAGACGTTGGCAGCCGGGATGTTTGCAGGTGATTGACGGTTTACTGGGCATCTATCCGCTCTCTACAGTCAGGACAAATAAGGAATGTAATGTCCACCTTGCCCTCTGCTCCAATGTTTACCTGCTCCGGTATCACATTCTTCCCGCAGTGTGGGCATCGTAGCATAGGACTAATAATCATTGCCGACACGTCAGCCTTATTAATATTGAACTCTGATCCGTCGGGTGAAAGGTATGTACCACTACCCATGCATTGATAGCTTTCAAACTTATCATCAGCAATAAAACTAACTTC